CCTATTACTATATCACCATCTGAGTTGGCTATCAGACATTTGCCTGCTGTATTAGGATCAAAGGCTACTGTGACAGCGCTAACACCATCTGAGACTACTGTAACCGGAGTTCCAAAAGTAATAGAAGTTCCTGAAAGTGTGCCTACTACCGCCTTAGGGTAGTTGGAATCAGTAGCATCCCTATAGGCAACAACAAACTTACCTGCTGTATTAGGGTCAAAGGCTACATGTGTCATTACGGTTGAGTTTGCAGTGAATACGACAGTGGTTCCAAGGGTAATTGTAGTGCCTGAAACTGTTCCAACTACAGCTTTACCTTTATTTCCATCAGATTGATCTTTAAAAACTACAACAAACTTACCTGAATATGAGTCGAAGGATACTGTTGGAGTGTTTCCCAGCGCGTTATTAACATATGTAAACTCAACTGCGGTTCCAAAAGTAATAGAGGTACCAGAAATAGTACCCACTACTACATAACCATCACTACTATTATTGTAAGCTATAACAAACTTACTTGGGTTTATAGGGACGAAAGCTATTGTTCCGGGGCCTGAATCTCCATTATTTGAGGTTGCAATCTCGGAAGCACTACCTAGTGGGATGCTCCTAGGTATATCGGCCCCGTAAACAGCCTCAACAGTGCCGTCAGCTTTTAGAACTACAGGAGCACCATTAGGTAGTGTGCCCGATGCAACAAAGTCTGCTGAACCCCCTGCTGCTGGCAGGTTGGTTAGGTTAGCACCACTGATGGATGGTAGGGTGGATGGGAATCTAGCGTCTGGTAATGTGCCAGAGGTTAGGTCGGAGGCAGAAGTAGAGTTGGTTACTTTAGCTGTGTTCGCCACAACAGAAGAATTGTTACTTACCTCAGTGTCAAAGTCTGTTATGTTCGCAGCAACATGGTTGTGTGCTAGAGCAGGGACACCTAAGTTAGCCCTTGCACCCGCAGCGGTACTAGCTCCAGTACCACCATTAGCAACAGCAAGGTCTGTGCCTGACCAGTTTGAGTCGCTGACACTTGTAACAATCCCTGCAACATCCTGCCATGCAGAGCCAGTGTACACCCGCATAATAGTAGCGGTAGAGCTAAAGTATATTGCGCCAGCTACTAAGGCATCCCCATCATTATCCGTAGTAGGGTCGGCAGACTTGGTTCCTAAATAGCGATCATCGAACTGGTCGTAGCTAGCAGCAGCGTTGGTTTCTGAGGTTGCTGCGTTGGTTTCTGAGGTTGCTGCATTACTTGCAGAGGTGGATGCTTCCGATGCTTTGGTGTTAGTTGTAACTACGTCAGCAGCAGTGGCAATGCGATCTAATCCAGTTTGCACTTTGTCGGCTTCTGCTAAGATTACATCTGCATGAGTTAACACTACGTCAGCTGCAGTAGCAATACGATCTAAACCTGTCTGAACTTTATCAGCTTCAGCTAACACTACGTCAGCATGGGTTAGAACTACATCTGCATTAGTTAATACTCTATCCGCAGCAGCATTACTTGCACTAGTAGCTGCATTACTTGCACTAGTAGCAGCATTACCTTCGCTGGTAGCCGCATTCGCTGCACTTGTAGCAGCAGCAGTAGAAGAACCTAAGATAACATCTACATATACTTTAGTAGCAGCATCTTGGTTTGTAGTAGGATTAGCAACACCAGTAATCTTGTTAGCACCCATTGCCAGAACACCACTCATGGTGTCACCTGCCTTGGTTACCTTCAATGCATCTGCAGTATCAACGTAAGACTTTGTAGTAGCGTCTGTGCCTGCCGTAGGAGTGCCTAGGCCCGTTACTTTATTAGTACCCATAGCTAGGGCACCAGACATTGTACCACCTGCTAGAGGAAGTTTAGTGGCAATACTGTTTGTTATTGTAGTAGAGAAGTTAGCATCATCACCAAGGGCAGCAGCTAGCTCATTCAAGGTATCCAGTGCAGCTGGGGCAGCATCTAGTACAGCAGCCACTTCCTGATCTACATAAGTCTTAGTAGCTGCATCTGAACCCAGTACAGGAGCAGATAAGCCCGTTACTGTAGCAGATGTACCCGCATTCAAATCTAATGAACCGTTAATGGTTACATTGGTGAATGAACTTGTACCTGAAGCTGCAGTGACATTACCCGTTACGTCACCAGTGACTGCGCCAGTGTGGATACCTGCAGTGTTACCTGTCACGTTACCTGTTACTGCACCCGCAAGTGGGCCTACAAGGTTATTACCTGTGATAGTAGTACCTGTTACTGTACTAGAAGCTGAAGCACCAATTTGTGTACCGTCAATTGTTCCACCGTTAATGTCTACTGAACCTGTAATAGTACCAGAGGCAGTTAAGGTAGTTACAGTAGTATGACCTGTTACACCTAATGTACCTGTAATGACAGCATTCTCATGTACATGTATAGTATCAATGTAACCAATACCGTCAATGTACAGATCCTTGAACTCAGCACCAACTGCACCAAGATCAATATCTTCATCAGTAACGGGAACAATAGCACCATCCTGAATACGAAGTTGCTCTATAGTGCCTGCACCTACCTGTGAGTAGAAGCTAATACGATTATTAGTAGTATCTACTACAACCTTATTAAGGGCATCAACATCTGCAATGAGAGGTATGTAAGCGCCTTCAACACTTGAACCATCATGAGTATGACCTGTAGCAAAAGCAAATGCATCACGTAATTGATTGTATTCTGCATTGATTGGTGCAGCATTAATTACTTCACCAGCGATTATATCCGCAACGGATTGTCTAGTATATCCAGCCATTTTATCTTAAATCTCCGAGTCCAAATGTTAGTACTATACCTTGTATACTATGACTAGGGCCTTGGCCTAGTGTAACGTATTTAAAGGCTATAGATTTTCCAGAGCCTTCAATATTGGTACTCTGAATAGGTGAAGGGTTACCACTGAAGGAAGCTGTGCTATTATACGAAGCTTCCCTATAGTAGGCAGCTGCACCTGCAGTTGTTAAATTATAGTTAGTAGGGGATGCTTCATACAAGTCTCCATAGTCATAGTCAACAGCTAGTATAAGATTACTAACTCCTTCTGACCTAAGGTATGTAGTAACCTTGTAGAAGTGCTTACGCTGTTCCGTATTCTCCATATATACATAAGGAGTTTTATAAACACTTAATATGTCAGTCCCTGCAAAGGAACTACCTTGCTCTTGCCTATGAACCTTTCCATCTGTAGTACCATGTATGATGTATTCATACTGTCCTATGTAGCCACTAGCAGCTGATGTAGCCTCTATACCTAGTAGCTTACCAAATTCATATACAAGACCTTGCTCACCTTTACGTAGTCCAGCTATAATGCCAGTAGAGGAAGCCTCTGCAAACAATACTCTGAACTGAGACTTCTGCCTAACTACTATAGCTGTCAATGCTGCTAGGTTAGAGTCTCGTATAATGTCGGGGAATAAGGATTGAATATCTTTAGAGATTGTTTCTAGCTCTACGTCACCAATACGGTTAGTACCTGATACAGGTCTAAAACCATCCTGACTCAAGAAGATTAAATCACCACCTATTTCTACAACACTGTCAGGAGCTATGCATCCTAGTTCATGAGTTACAGATTCTAAAACAAAGTCGGCTGAGCTTGTGCCCTGCAATCTCTTTATCTCAGTCTGACCAAAGATGTAAAGAGTATCACGGAATGGTTTGATCGCTACAATGTCAAAGCCTACTTGAATAACACCTGCCCCATTACCCGGAGCAAAGTCACTCTCCACTAAAGGAGCACTGAAGTATAGTTTATTCTTACCCGTAGCATCCCCAGCTAGGAACATATGGTTCTTAAATCCAGTAGCATAAGCAGGAGCTGCAGGTGCTTGTGCATGAGTAATAGGAGTATAGGTTGTGCCATCATATGTAGCAGCAGGGTTTATACCATCTGTAAGTATTGTCTTGTTCGTGGTGAAGTTGAAGTTAATAAATCTAACCCTAGCTACACCTGTCATCGTGGGTGATCCACTTGTAGTAATAGCAATCCATGCTGATGTAGCATCATCCCAACGGTGTACGTAGTTGTTACCAGAAGAAGGGGTACGACATGCTAGGATACCATCATTTATTTCAGCAGTTACACCTACACCTAGAACAGAGCCAGTTCCCGGCACTGTACCATAGGCATTAGTGAAACCATCAATACGTCTATAGCCACCTGTGATAGCAGGTTCATAGTTTATAAGTTGTGTAGCACTACCCGGAGAAAACTCACCTTGAGCTAATACATCACGGCTAGTATCAAGACCCCCTCTACAAGCTATTTTATATGTGGATACTTGATCTGGCATGAGCTTACGCTACTCCTGTACTAACACCACGTTGTATATAGGTAGACCTCATATGGAGGGAGTCTGGCATCATTACGTTTCGCATAGTCTTTATGCCTTCCTCAAATGCAGCACGATGCATGTCTGCACTTTGCGAGTTAGATCTAAACTGCATCATGTGAGTCATGGCACCATCAATAATTACGTGGTTAAATCGTTCAGGTATAATAGACACATCATCATAGCTAGACAAGTCAGTAGGTACTTTCCAATAAGTAAAGTCTACTTCATATGCATTATCAGGTAGGGGAGTAACACCGAACTCCGTTGAATAAGTTTGGTATACTTTAGTAGGAGCCTCTCTGCCTGTAGCAGGGGCTAAGTCATCATCAGACCTATGTTGTTGAATGTACTCCTCAAAAGAAATAGGCTTTAACACTTTAGGATAGTTGCCTACAGAGGCAAGCTGCTTAATATAAAATGTGTCCCAATCAACACTGGAATAATCTGATGGAAAAGAATAGGTACTCAAACCAGCTGTAAGGGTTTGTGTAGTTGTTACTTTAAGGAAAGGCCATTCTTGCCCATCCTGTAGTATACGTCTAATACTACTATTTATAGCATCTTTAGCAAGGGCTTGTACACTACGTATAGAGTCAAAGCCATCTCCAGCAGTATCAATTTGAACTTCATTTAATCTGCGTAAGACTTCATTAGCTAGGGATACAAAAGTAGACATAATATATACTCGTATAAGGTAAAAGAAAGGGGGCAGATTGCCCACCCCCTCAGTGGTAACATCTAGGCGATGTTGTACTTTGCAGTAACAATAGCTTCTGGACGAAGAATCTTGCGACCATAAAGGTGCATACCACGAACGATGTCAGCAAAGCTGTCAGGATCACGATAGGTCTCAGTCTTGTTAATCTGCTGAGCAGTAGCAACACTAGAGTCATGACCTGCAACGATAACACCGTAGTTGGTGTTCTGGTTAGCAACACCAGAAGTAGAAGGGCCAGTACCTACAGAAGGCAAGTTGTTAGAAACATATACACGGAAACCATGCAAGTTATCCAACATCAGACCATTACGTAGACCACCAGACTTACCCCAATCCATATTCAAAAGACGTGAATCTTCATCAGCTAGGATTTCTTGGAACACAGAGTCCACAACCAACCAACGGCCTTGCTTGTCTACGTTGTTCTGATCCATGATACGAGCCATACGAGCAACCATTTGCAACGGAGTTGCAGTAGTAGCAGAGACAGCACTAGCACCAGACAGACGAGCTGCCAATGGAATAGAATGGTCAGCAGCACTAGTAGTAGTGATGTTACCAAACGAAGACTTCTTAAGCTTGTTAGCTGCAAGTAGTTCATCAGTTCCTGCAGCAGCATCGGCAATAGTACCAGACACTACGTTGTTAACAGTACCAGCATTAGCATGAAGTGTAGCCTGCTTGTAACCAGATAAGTAGCCCAAGATTTCTTGGTCATACTGGTCAGCTAAACGATATGCTGCACGATTACTAGCCATAGTTAGCCAGTTAACATGAGTCTGTTGTTCTTCGATGTCATCCAATTTAAATGCAAAGTAGTTAGACTTGTCTACAGTTAAAGTGAAATCAACGTCAGTTAAATCCTGAGTAGAGATAGCAGTACCACGGGTGTATGCGCTAACACTAATTTCAGGCTCTTTGATAATACGAACAGAATCACCAGCATTGGCAATCTCACCGAAGTAATCACTGTTAGTGATAGCTTCACAGACTGCTGACTTACGAAATTCCATCTGTACTTGTTTACTATAAATTACAGGTGAAAAGTTACCTGAGTTTAAGTTGGTATAACCACTCGCTTGTGCAAAAGCCATGATATATACTCCTATATAAATTGTAATGGAGCTATTACAATACCATAGAGGCTGTCATTAAAGGGTGCAGGATACGTAAGTTGATCGACTTAATATAACACTGGGCCTTATCTGATCAGGTTCGTCTATTTACTATTGTGATTGCCGATATGTTGTACACGAATTTGCATAACATATTTGTTACTCTGTGTAGGGTAGCCGAATGGAGCCTACTCTTATGTAACGGGTTAGTGTAACCAGAGGATCAGTCCAGTTACACTAGGGTTTAAGATACAGTTATACTGATTTTTAGTTAAATGTCAAGCTTTATTTAACTTTTATTTAATATTAACGTGCCTTACCTGATACGTCATATACAAAGTTACCACTACGCATTGCCTTAGCAATATCATCTTGGTGTACTTCATACTCTGCAATGGTCATACTAGCTACGTCTGACTCAAGGTACTGCTGCTCACCTGAGCCTTCAGTAGGAGATGAATTACCACGCGAACTAACTTCCTGTGCAGCACTACGATTGTTACCTTTCTTTGCTTTATTCTTTTTACTAATGCCAGCATCTAACTTGTACAAGTCAATTGCCCTAGCAGCACTATCTGCATCAGCTTCATTGTGGTACAAAGAATCTTGAACCCACTTAGGCTGTGCATCTACCCAATCATGGAACGCATCCTCTTCACGGATCTGTTCAAAGTCTGGATGGATCTGTAATAACTTTGCTTCTGCCTTACCTTTGTTAGCATTAAGTTGAAGATCATCAATCTCTTTCATGCGAGTACTTAGA